CCATTTCCTATAAGTTCTAATCCAAATGTAGGATATGCACCTAATTGACCTTGACCAGAGGTGCTTGGCGCACCTGTGGGTGATGTTAAATTAATATAACCACCCGAAGCATTAATTACGCTTCCCGTAAAATTAACAGTACCAGATGCGGATAATGTAGTAAATGCACCTGTTGCAGGACTTGATGAACCAACATTGGTGCTATTAATATTTGAATTAGTAATTGTTTTATTACTTAAGTTTTCAGATCCAGATGGACTTGTATAATCAACACCTGCTGAAGCAGCCGTAATAGTTCCTGATCCATTGCCTTTAGCTATTCCATTAACATTACCTATACCATATCCAGCATAAGCTGAAGATAATGATACTGATCCTGTGCCAGTTATTGGACTTGGGCTTACGCTAATACCTGTACCAGCCGAAATACTAACTGATCCACCGCCACCAGAACCATTAGATGCTGATGTTACACGACCATATGTATCAACTGTAATATTAGCATTTGTGTAAGAACCAGCAGATACACCTGATGTTCCTAATCCAATATATCCAGTAGATGTTATAGTTCCACCAGTTAAAGGAGATGTTGCGGTAATTGATGTTACACCACCACTACCTGTAGCAGCAGTAGATTGTATTGTTCCATCAGCAAAAGTAATGCTTCCCCCATCATAGGAAGTTAAAATTAAATTTGGAACGGTAATACTGCCTTTAAAAACATTAGGATCAGTACCATTTTGGTAAATACCGTATGGTGTTAATGCATTAATACCTTTGTCTATATAAAGTTGATAAGAGGTATCAACATATACAGAGGGTCCAACTTTTCCGGGAGTCGCTAAATCTAAGTTATAAAAATAATCGCTTGTATACCAGCTAGAAGAATTTCTACCAAGATATCCTGAAAATTGAGCATTTATTAAAGTTTGTCCACCACCTGAAGTGCCTGAATATGTTGGATTAATAAATAATCCAGTTAAACTTGATAAACTAGTAGGAGTAATGCTAACGGCAGGAGTATTTGATGAAGCAGTTACCGACAACTGATGCATTGTTGCAGGCGAATTAAAATTAATAGCACTAGAAGTAAACGTACTACTATCAGGCATAGTGACTGTACCTGTAAATGTAGGATTAGCTGGAGGTGCATAATCCGTATTAGCATTAGCTGTAACAAAACCATATGTTGGAGCACTTAATCCTTTTATTATCCCCGTAACTGAATTAATTACTACAATAGTTCCATTACTTGTTAAAGGGGTATTATTAACATAAAATCCCGGTGGCATAAGTAAACCTACTGAAGTTAATCCTCCGCCACCACCTGTTGAATTAATTGTAACTGCTCCCGTACCGCCTGTTGGGCTTATTGTAATTCCTGTTCCAGCAATAATTTGACTTACTCCTGAACCGCCTCCGCCACTATTGTTTGAAGTTAACACACCACCAGACAATGTTAATCCACTACCCAATCCTAGTGTAACAAGTTGGTGTGACGAATTAACATAAGTAAGATTATTAGTTACCGCAGGTATTGATATATTACCTGTAAGTATAGGATTATTAATTGGTGTGTTTTGACCAAAAACCGCCAATGGCATTAAAGCCAATAAAAGATATTTAATGTATTTCATATTAAGCATATGCTATCCAAACTAATGTGTGAGTGGTGTCTGAAACTGGGGCACTTAAAGCTACCGAAAAACCAGATGATGTAATTGAATCTGATACAACATTAGCAAACAATGTAGTCAAATTACCAGATGTGCACATTACAGATGCGCTAACATATGTTGGGGTTGGTGTAATAGACGTGACATATCCAACAGTATAAATACTAGTAGATCCTGAAACTAAATTGGCCGGATTTAATGAAGTTTTACCATACGCAAGAACTATACCGCCTGCCATAGCAGCAGCAGATATCTGTGCAGAACCAAGGCTTGAGTTATCTAGCTCCATTACGTCATTGGTACTACGCAAGTTGTTTAACCTCGTACCACCGTTAATTTGTATAATTCTTTCGTTAGCCATGATTTTAAGTTCCTGCTGATGTAACTCTTATACCACCTGTGCTTGTTATTCTACCCGTAGTTCCGTCGCTTAATACACGAGTACTACCTATGCTTATGATAATTACATTTACTCCAACACCCATAGGTGAAGGTAAAAATTCTGTCAATAATGCTGATCCTATAGGTACATCACTTGATACCGTATAGGTTATTGTCATATTTTGATTATCTGTAAGCGTAACGAATCCGGGCAGTAAAAGATTTAGATAATTTTCAATAGATGCTAATGTATTATCGCAATAATTTAAAATAATCTGAAGCTGGATAACTAATCTATATTGTATATCACTTAAGTCGGTTTTGGGAGCTACTGATGTAGCATAAGTTTCCCATATTCCTTGTATGTTTGTATTTTGAGCGTAATTACGAAATCCGTTTATATTGCCACCACCGCCATAATTAACAAATCCAAAGAAATAAGGAGATGGCGATACTGGATTAATGTTTCTAGGAACTCCTACATATTTTCCAATAACATCTAATTGAGGCCCTACTGCCGTATCTATATTATAAGCTAATTCTATAGCCGTAAAAATATCATCAGCCAAAGCCTGCTTTACCATTAAAGCAGTTAATCTTTGAGCATTAGTCTGGTCGGAATATTGATAAATTAATCGCTCTACATAATAATTGCTCAATTCGACCAAGTTAGTCGAAGGAGTCTGCCCTGTAGTAGGAGCACCCGATGGATTCCAGACTGGAGCAGTTTGTGACATTAGCTTGTTAATGTAATGTTAGCAGCAGGTAAACTGAACTGATAAGCAATAGGTACGCCTGTTACTAAAAGGGAAGATACATTTAATATTGATACCCATGTAGCATTATCAAAAGAAACATTCGCATTACTAATATAACAGTTAGGTGCTAATGTTAATAATGTTTGAGTTAGGGAACTTGCAGCAGCAGATTGACCTATTCCGTAACTTGTTAATGAAGCAAGNTCTGTGGTTAAATTACTTAATGTCGGAACGAGTCCAGTTAAGGCATCAACTTGTGCTCTGAAATATATATTTTTAATTACAGGAGCATCAAAATAAACAGGAAATATATTTCCATCTAACTGAGTAATATCAACTTCAGTTGTATATGGATTGATATAAACAATAGGATTTGATGTATATCCACTAGCTCCTGAAACTGTGATTGCGGTAACTACTCCTGAAACAACTGTCGCCGTAGCTGATGTATAAGTTCCACCACCACCTGTTAGAGTTACTAATGGTGGATAAATATAACCAGAACCACCAGATCCAATAGTTATAGTAACTGTAGATCCTGAAGCTGATGCCGTAGCAGTAGCACCTGTACCTGTATTAGTTTGTGCACAACCTGCATTTCTTTTGTTATAAATTACATTAGCTATATTATAAGCTAATGTTTTATTGTTAGATTGTATGCTGGTTAATGCCTGCGTTGTGGCTACAGTAACCCAAATTCCATGAGGTGCTACACCTTGAGCATTTACAGTACTTCCAGTATTTTCTAAAACCTGTACATAACTTACTCCATTAATAGTAAGAAGTCCGCCTTCTAATCCTGCTAAATAACCTTTAGATGGAAGTGATACCGAAAGAGATCTGCGAAGTCTTAATTCTGCGTCAGTTTCTTCATTTTGCCCTAGTGTAGTGTATAAAGAACTATTATTTACTGCCGTAACATTTGAAGTAACAGTAACTATATTTGTAATACTATTTACCGCAGATTGAACTGGTCCTATTAAGGCTGCTTGAAAAGCAAAACTACCTGTATAAGGATAAGTACTATTGGTAATAGTGACATCGGATAAAAGTTGGTATTGATTACCTTGAGCATCTGCTACTGTAAAAGGAGATGTTGGTGTGCTACTTAATCCGTATAAAGTAACTTGAGCAGAAACAGTAATTTGTATTTGTTGTTGTGTATAGCTACCAGCTAAACGAACAACACCATTAATAGCACAACGAGCATCTAAAATCGTACCTACCGCTTGATCAGGATCAAATTGTGAATTAACTTGTTCGGCAAATTGAAGCATATCCAATTTAGCCTGTGCAAAAATGTTAATTAAATTTGAATCTGGAGAATTAGCATTAACATTTGCTCCCGGAAAAATTGTCAGATAGCCCGGATAATCGACAGTTCCGTACTCGATTTCGCTTATAATTTCCGAAATCGTCTGGATCTGAAGGCCGTTTGAATCAATAGTATTGGGAATAAGAATCTATTAGTTGGGCATCGTCGTTAAATGGATAGCGATGTCGAACTTGAGATATTTGTAGAATAAATGGTGGATATGTTATAACTTACGGTCAACAATCGTTGCGAACGATTGAGATTTGCATTTACGCTCGTTATCTGAACAACCCCATAGCAATTAGCTATAGTATTGCGAATTTGAGTTAAAATAGCGTTTTCCGTGTTTAAATTGCCTAATAGATTGATCCAATCAATTCCTTGATTAGCTGCCCAAAAAGCATCGTTTAAAAATAATTTTAAAGCAGTCTGTATATTTAAAGCTATGGCAGCATTATTGGTTAAATAGCTACTATTTCCCTGACCGAATACCCAGTCTCCTGTCGGGGTTAAACCCCTGAAAATCATTGATGGTGCACTCATTTAAGTAAGGAAGTTATAGCATCATTAGCTGCATTTATCTGAGTAGTACAATCTGGCCCAGTTTTGCCATTTAATGCTCTTAGAGCAGTAATAATATCATTCATTACAGTCAATAGGCTCGTAGAGGCATTATAAATGCCTACCTTGGAACTATCTAATGAAACAGTAGGGCCAGTATTACCAGCAGGGCCATAAAGCTGAGTATCTGTCGTAGAATAGCTAGAAAGGCTTTTGGTTTTACTTCTAAGACCAACTATAGCAACTGCATCTGAAAAGTTGTGTAATCTAGTCGTATTAGGCGGTAATCCCTGCGTTCCCGATAGCCACCAATTATCAATATCACGATCAATAAACACTAACATGCATTGATCGCCAGCCGTAATAGGAAAAGTTACTGCACCTCCACCGCCACCTAA